AGATATGGTTTTCTTTTTATTGAGATGCTGTCTTTTGTGGATGTCACCTAGCAATCCCAAATCGTAACCTTTAAACTTAGATATTTTCACATCTGATGGTAGATGAAAACCTAAGTCCGTTTCTGACTTATCAACTGTTCCATGAAAGAGAACTATCTTCGTATTACCCTCAAAGTCTTTGGCCTCAATGTAGTCGTCTTCTTTCTCCCATACATCCCATACAACGAACTTTACATCAGCACATTTGTACACACCACTGTGCTTTAGGTAATGTAAATTGGGATGTTGTAAGTTGTTCACAATCGGAGAAAGAACATCCATACGAGAACGATTATTTAGATTACAATCGTGATTACCTGCGATTAATATCGTAGGACAGATATCTGATAGATTCTTAAATAATCGTGATAACTGGTCGACTAACTCAGGCGACATTTCGGTTTTAGAGTGTGCTATATCACCACCAATATAGACTACGGCATTATCTTTATGTTTTTTTACTTCTTCGTAAGTGCGTTCAAATACTTCTTCATATTCTTTATGTCGCTTTAGATTTCTGATTTGTATATCAGATATGTGATGAATGTATTTTAATTTACGAAAAGGTACTTTAACAACATTTTCTTTTATCAAGTATTATCCTTTATGAATTTTTTGACTTCATTGATTTTATCATTTGGTACTATGATATCCCAAGCAGTTTCTTCGGATAGACTTCCACTTTCATAATAAGTAGTTACAGATTTTCCCAAATTAAATTTTTTCTTTACCTGTTCTAACAAGGCAACATCTGATATATGAACTTTCCACTCAACATCATTAAATTTCCATATATCTCTTTGTTTTGCCATTTAATCTCATCCTCATCAAATCAGAAAAAGAAGTTTGTTTAGTATTCTTTATGAGATTTATTACTTTTTTAAATCCCATATCAGATGGGTCTTCCTCTGATAGTTTTACAAAGTAAACATTGATTCCATTTCTCATCAAATCATCTGTGATTTTAATAGAGTCTTTTATAGCATCACTGTCTAATAATATATATATCTCTTTAACCTTTTTTTCGTATATTTTCTTTCTCAGAGATTTAGGTATTGTTTTTCCAAATAAAGGTATTGCATTTCTTCTGATGGCTATAGCATCAAATACACCTTCACAAAGTATTATTGGTTCATCCCAATTTATAAATAATTCAAAACCAACAACATCTTTAGATACAGGTGGATTTTTGTATTTCATCCCACCATCAAAGACATCCCTAGCTATAAAATAATTGAGTTCACCAGTCTCACTATATGATGGAACTATTATCCTGTTGCCGTACATACCACTATCACAATATCCTATATTGTATCTAACGATATCACTCATAAGTATACCTCTCTGCTTTAAGTGATGTGTCGCATGTTTTTTGACTATACTATAATCATTATCCCAAAGTGGTTTAAATTCTGATGGGAGTCTTACTATTTTTTTGTCATTGGTAGAATCAAAAGATTTTCTTTTTGGTTTACCTACTACTTCTGATAATTCATCGAACTGCTCTCTACTAGCTTTTAACTTCTTAAATAACTGAAATAGATTATGTCCACCTTGATTCGATACCCAACAATGCCATTTTTGTGTTTGTATATTTATCTGTAGTTTAGGTTTGTGATGCGATACGAATGGTGACCAAAACATATACTCATTTGACTTTTTGAGTTGTCTACCTGTATTCCCTATAACTCTACTTAGAAGATTTATTATTTTCATTTATCAGTTCTATAAATTTTTCTATGTTAATAACAGCATAAGTTTTACTTCTGTTTCTTTTAAATATCAATACAGGATCGTAATCACCACTATTTTCTTCAGCTTGTTGTAGAGAAGACCATATGTTTATTGATTCTTGATTTTTACACTCAAATGAGTAGGGAATGAGTTTACGAGCAGCTGGTGATAGTTTGATGTCTTCACCTGACTCACCCATAATAGCTGAACGGATATCATCAGATTCTAATTGATTGAATGTTTCTAATAAAAGATCTCTTACTTTATTTTGAAGTCTTTTACCTTTATTTTTAGCACTTCTTGATTTCATACTTAGTACTTGTTACTTGTTTACTTGTTAATATTTAATTTTAGATTATTGATTAAAGGCAAACAGGTTTTAATAAAAAACCTATCAGAATTTTTTATAACCAAATTGAATGTTAACATTAATAATATATATAAAGAAATTATCTTAAATACAAATTTATTTTACAGCCACTTAGATAATTCCCTCTTTGCAAATTTTTCTGCTTTTTCTTCCCACTTATTATCGTCGTGTGGGTCTAATCCATCATATTGTGCCATAGTGCCAGCTTGTGTATACTTTTTTATATATTTTCTCACACCTAATCTTTTTGCATCAAGTGCGTGTCCTATTTCATGCAGTACAGTCATAAGAAACTCTTTTACATTTGGGTAAGACTTTCTTAAAGTTACAGTATCAGTTTCAGGTACATACTCTCCCATATCTTTCCCACTACCAAATCTTACTTTAGATTTTAATCCATACTGCTTTATCAAAGTTTCTGCAGTATCTAAATAATCTATTCTCTCAATCAGAAGAGAACTCTCCATCATTTTTTTAAACTTACCCATTATGCATCAAACCTTACTTGTATTCCCAAAGACAAATCTTTATCATTCTTTATAGGAGAAGATAGTTGTCCTATTGCTATAAGTTCATCAAAGTCATTATACAAACCAACCTTAGTAATATATGGTCTAAATTCAGAATGTGTTACAAAATTATTGTATGTAGTTGATTGTTGATAGTAATGTTTGTAAGAGCCTGATTTAGCAGTTGCGTGACCTGGAGGAAATAGTTTCCAACTATGAGATCCAGAAACATTTATACTACCACTTCTGTCTGTAGTAGCAGATATATTAGTTGTTCCGTTAAATTCATTCTCTCCTACCATACAAAGATATGTATGTTCTCTTATTGTTACTTGTGATTTGAACTCTAAATCAAATCCATCAGTTTGTTCACCAGTTCCTATATCAACATACTTAGAGCCTGTGTTTGAAAATACCATAACACCTTGGTCGTAAAATATGTTACCAACAAAGCTACCAGTTCCATCGACACTAGCTGTAAAGTTACTAGCAGCAAATCTTGCAAAGCTTGATGAAAAATCATTATCATATAGATTTCCATTTCCATCATCTACTATCGTTACAGTAGATGCGCCACTATCATCTTTTAAATTTATAGATTTTGGTTTTATTCTTTCCCCATACAATTGTTGAGGAACGGATATTACAGAAGCTGAATTTTGTAAGAATCTGTGTTGTTTACCATTACTTAATCCGAAGTTGTTGTACTCATTACCATCATTTCTGTAGTATAGTTGTTGTAATGTAAACCAGGCAGGTTTTTCATAAAAGCTTTTCGATTCGAATGTTTTCGCTGTAGCTGTAGCTGGATTGAAATTAAACAAACTACCACTAACTGCTCTAAAAGAGAATACACCACTACCACTATCTACATTAGTGACATTAAACTTTTTATTAGCTTTGAATGGTGTTATATTGATGTCTCTTGGGTCGAGTCTCTTAAACATGACCTATATCTCCCAAGTTTAGAAATCTAATTTAACTTTAATAATAGCTTCTCTTGAGTAAGACTTCAACAAAGGTTTACTTAGTTTAGCAATTGCTAACAATTCATTGTCATCGTTATACAACCCAACTTGCGTTATAAAAACTTTTGGATTTTTATAAAATGTTGGAACAGTAAAATCCCCATTTGAACCAGAAGTAAATGTTGGATTAGAACTAAAGTTATACTCTTTGTTAGGTATTCTACAAAAGTAATGTTGTGAAGTTATTACCTCTTCTCTACGAGCTTGAAAGTAATTAGCTTTCTTTATCTTTCTAAAAAACTTAGCAGTATTATCACCTTCGGTGTTTGAAGAGAGTGAAGCTGATAATGAAGCTGATGCAGGACTTCCCAATACAGGTCCGTTTAGTATTATCAAACCAGTATCTGGATAAAATAAACCAAAAGCACCACCTGGTTGTTCAGTAGCCTCAAATTTTGTATTTGCTTGACCACTACTAATAGAACCACTAACCACATTGAAAACTCTACCACCTTGATTTACAGTTGGATTTGTTGTTGCTCCACTATCATCAATTAGTTTTATCACTCCACCAGTATGTGCGCCATCTGCAGCTCCGATAGCACTACCACTTATATGCAGTTCCCAATTACCTGGATCCATCTTCTCACGAAGTTGACTACGAGCAATTGATATAGCATATACATACGATGGTGTTATATGTGCTCCACTTCCAGCAAAAGTAAATTTATCTTCAGTTGGACCTAATAGGGTGTTTGCTAATTGTCTGTATACAGTAGCTGATTCTCTTTTTCCATCAACACCTAATGCGCCAGCCGAACCACTTCCGTGAATGTGTCCATATGCTACAGAAAATTGTATAGCAGCGGTATTATCACTTGATGGATTTTTATCATAAACATCTAAGTAGTAAGTTCCTGTAGAACTCTCTTGCGTAGAACTTGTAAAAAATGCTGTTAAAGTTCCAGCACCATTTGCCCACATACCTGATGAAACAGTGTCTTTTACATTAGTGATAACATCACTCGAAACAGGACTGTTGGCGGGCTGAATGTTAAAATCTTTATATACTGACATTTGTTACTCCTTATTATCCTGCTGCTGGCCCGATATTAGATATACTAGTTAGGGTTACATTATTAGTTATCGTTATTGATGTTGTAGCACCTGTATCATTACCTATAATTGTTAATGATGTAGCCTTTGATGCGTTCTGAGGAATTACTCCTAGCTTAACTGTTTTAGCAACCAAAGTTTTACTATTTGGTGCGTCATCATCTCCTAAGAAAAATGGTGTTGTAGCACCAACTCCAGCTCCAGCTGCTACATCTACTGTCATCGTACAAATTGATTGATTATGTAATATGAATGTGTAGGAAGAGTCTGCTACATTAATTGTATTTACATTAATTGTTGGTGCTGGTTGACCTAAACCACCAGCCGCCGAGAAAATTACTGAACCTGGTGTGACATTTATTACAGGCATTCTGACTGTATTTTTTGGTAAAGTTACCAACTTATATCTCATCACGTGATTTTCATCAGGTATAGCTTCTAATAGTGGCATACTTTCAATTACTTTTCCATAATAGTCACTACCATTTGGATGTGTTACATCCCAAAGATTATAATCTACTTCATCATCAGATAAAGCAAATTTTGTAATATTAAATGCGTCTGTACCTTGCGCTAATAACTCACGACCTTTCTTAGTTAAAATTGCGTCTACAGTTACGGTGGTATTATTTAAAAATCCCATATCGAACTCCTAATATTAAATAAAATTTTTGATTGTTTGTAGGTTCATATATAAATATCATTGTTTATAATTTTTATGTGTTTTCTTTACCATCTACACTGTTTTTCTTACTCTTACCTTTGACTAATGAATCATTAGCAGGATTCGCTGGTTTAGCTCCTTTACCATCAGCTGTGCTTTCAAATTGAAAGTTTTTGTTTATTTCCTCTTCTATTTCTTTTTGTTTCTCTCTCTTTATATCAGCATCAGTTATAGGTCTTTCTTCAGTTCCCCTAATAGATACAGATAAACCTTTTAAACCTCTATACTTAAATTTTTGTTTCTTTCTTATTCCCATTTTTAATTTTGGTTTTGGTTTTCCAGGTATTTTTGGCTCTTCAACTATCGGAGTATCTGACAATACAGGATCGAACTTATCCTTTTCATCTTCAACATCTTTAAACTCTGATATTATACCTTCACCAGTATCTAATGTAGATTCTCCATCTTTAACAGATACTAATTTTGTTGGAGATGTTATTATAACTTCTATTGGTGGCTGATTATCTATAGTAGTTTTTTTAGTATTTTTCACTCCACCATAAGCTCTACGAAATAAAGCAGTATTTTCCTCAACTAAGTTATCTAAATCTACATTGTAAAATGACGAAGAGTAAGCTTTGAATAGAGAAGCACTAAAAGACGATGAGTAGAAAGCCATAGTTTTTTGATTTCTTCCATAAATTCTAGACCCACTTATTACTGGTTGTCTTGCTTCATTGTATTTTACATCTCCGAATGTTATTGATGAAGAAGCGTAAAAGGCGTCTTTTGTATTCAATCTTTGCCAAATACTTACTCCTGTAAAATTATCCTTAACTTCTGAACCTGTAGCTTCTTTTGTCAAATACTCTCCACTAGCAGACACAACAGAACCTGAACCATAAGTAAACACACCTATTTCGCCTGTGTAAGCATCGTAATTTCTTATTGGAGCTCCTATATTAAAAGAAGCAGTAGGAACTATATAGTCATTTGAAATATCTATAGATTGACTGTAAAAAGGTGTTGTGAAAGAAGCCTTTCTACTTTTTTGTACCTTTGGTCTCTCAAAGATGTTGGGTTCTACTAATATACCTAAATCTGGTTTTGCTCTAGCAGGAATTAACTTTCTTAATTGTCCAAACATAGACTGGTCATAATATTTTATTAGTCTAATGTAATCCCAAAAATTATTTGGGGCAGTATACTTTTTCCAATAATTGTCAGCGACTCTTTCTAATCCTCTATACTTTGTTTCAAATTGGTCTCTTGGATCTCCTAAATAATCTCCAAAATTCAAATTACCAACAGAGTCTATTATATCTCTATTGATAACATCAGTAGGTGCAAAAAATATTCCTACTTTATTGGAATCGTTTGGAGATGTATCGAAAGCACTATTTGTAGCTCTTCTATCAGGAGATAATTGTTCATCTGGTTTTATTGAATTATCTTCTATTCTTACCTTATTTGTGGTTCTTCTTAAAGCACCTATGCTCGGTATAAAACTTTTCTGTTGGTCAACGACACTTCTAAATGGATTGCCCGTAAAACCATTATGTGAGCCTGATAAAGTGGCAGTTTGATTAGAACTAACATCCCTAATACCTTCTGTATCTGAAGTCAAGCTTTTATTGTCATCAAAGGAGTATCTAAGAACTAAATTTTCATAAGACGAAGAAACACTATTACCATCATACGCTTTTGGATTAGCTATATGATTTTTGAATGAACCAGTATTTAAAGTTTCTGTCCAATGACGATACTCCATTACTGAACCAGTTAGTTGAGAGCCGATGTTTGGTTTAGCTTTTTCACCGCCAATGTATATGTGTCCACTAGCAGTGTAATTTGCATTGAACCCACCCAAACTTCCTGTTATATCCATTGTTGAAGTACTATACAAATGTATTTTACTTCTACTAGAATCATACTTACCAACATTTAATTGATAAGATTGTGATATATTTATACTATCACTACCTGAAGATCTAGACAACATAACAGAGTAGAAATCTCCATCGTAGACTGGTAAAGCAGAAGAACTTATTTCTTTGTGTCCACTAGATCCCGATAAAATAAAGTTTACACTACCATAGTTGTCTGTAGAACCATTGTCTTTTAATCTTAAAATAAAGTCATCGTTTTTATTAACTAAAATTTGATTTGAACTACTAACTGCTCTAAATCTAAATTCTATGGTGTCTGGTTTTCTACCAGAAGATGTATCGTCAACCCAAGATGTTTTTACATATTGTTCGCCTTTGAAATCTAAAGCCTTTGTAAATTTTCTTGTTATTTCAAATTGTGGTGATGCATCATCTTCTAAATCAGGTCCACCATATTCCTTTACTCTCAATATCGTTGATGGTATTCCGTAAATATTTATAAGACCTTTCAAAGCTCCTACAGTTCCTTTGTTCTTTAAAAAGAAAGGCATATTGTTTATTATACGACTCCATATTTCTCTTGATATATCTCTTTCAGATGTAACAGAGTAATCAGAGTATGCAGATCCTGTAACTTCTTTTCCTAAAGCGTATTTAGGTAAATCAATTAAATCTTTTCCGTCATCTAATGTCCAACCCAAAGAACGCCCTACAGAGTATAGTAAGTCTTTAGATATACCCTCTGTTAACTTTTCTCTTCTGTCAAATGTATCGGTTAAACCTTTTATATAAACCCAAATAGAATCGAAGTGTTGTCCTATCATATCTATAAATCTAACAAATACTTCGTTTTCGTTATCAAATGTTATGTGTGCAGGTAAATTTTCACTAAGTCTACTTTTATTCTCTGCGTCATATAATGAAGCTGATTCTACTGCTTTGTTAAACCAATTAAATCCATTTGTAGAGTCAACTGTTTCTAATACATAAGGACTTCTTAGTGTTCCTTCGCCACTTGCTTTTGGCCAGGCATTATCATAGAATATACCCAAAGAACCACTACTATATGATGAACTTTCAAAGTACATATACTTTTCAAAATGGTCAAAATTATTTTTAATTTCTGTAATGGATACTTCGGCTGAAGCTATAGCACCAGCAGAACCACTAACTCCTATGTAAGATGAACTTAAAGCATTGTAACTCTCTATTTGTTTTAGTTTAGTTTGAAAGTTTCTAATTCTCTTTTCAACAGAGCTAAAGTTTATAAAATTTTCATATCGTGCGTGTTCTATATTAAGTTCAACGCTGTCCAAACTTTGACTTAAAAATTCATTTTTTAATTCAGTAGAAATTGTTGCATCGTCTGTTAGTATTTCATTTTCGTTTTTGAAGTCTGTTGCTCTAGCTCTTATAGGACTTTCCACATTTTGAAAATCAGGACTTCTTAAAACTAATTTACCTTCTTCAGCTGGAATAAAATCTATTATGTTTACAGTCTCTACTAAAGGTTCTGCCATTTCCTTTACAATAACACATTCGTCTAACTCTTCAAAATCACTAGGTAATGGCTCATAGAGTTTATAAACCACAGCGTGGGGATATTGGTCTACATTTATTTTGTCTTGTTTAAAGTTAGTTGTTAAAAATAATTGACTATCAAATTTTAAGTATGTACGCAAATCAAAAGGATTTAGATTAGTATATGTAACTCTAAACTTTTCAAAACCATTTTCTGGTGGATTAGATATATCAAAAACATCAGTATCGGGATTCTCATCTTCCACACCAAGCTCTAATGCAGCTTCTTTATAACTTCTATTCATAGTCGCTGACAAACCATCAGAACTTACTTCTACTATTTGAGCAGTATAAGGTCTGTAAACTTCTCTAGTTACTGATGAATCTACCAATGTAAAATCCATAAAAACATTATCAACCCAACTTATACCTTGTATTGTATTTCCTAAATTGAAACTATGTCCATAGAAATAAACTTTCCAATTCTCTTCAATCAACCAGTTATCAGGTATCAACATTTCTAATTCTTTTCTTTCCCAAAGATTAGCTTCATTTACACTAACAAAATCCCAAACTGACTGGTAATTAAATCTAGGTGGCGAAACGGCATTTGCTACCCATTGGTTTCCATCCCATTTCCATAATTCTTGTGGACTTAATGCTCCTTCTTTTTTTGGATTAGTATCATATGAAAATTCACTACTACCATCATCATATATAGCATCAGAATTGTAGTTATCAGCTGATGGGTTTCTAGAACCAAAAATAAATTCTTCTCCGTTGTAACCTCTTTCACCGACTCTAAAAAACTCATCTGACATACTTCTTGGACTTTCAACACCATCACCAGCATTGCTTTTATATCTGTAAACTTGGTCTTCTATTATAGCACGATACCTACCAAATCCCTGAGATTTACCAATTATAGCATCAGGTTGTTGAGGTAAGCCAGGAAATCCATCTGATGTATCTTTTGGATAACCACCATCAATTCCACCATCTTCTAAATTGCCACCATTATCTCCATCTGTTATTCTGTAATATTTATTATCTATGTAGATGTAGTATCTTAAAGTTCCACTTTCAGAATCGGATTTGTGTTTATAGAACCAAGCCATTTTTAAATCATTATCAATACATTTTTGATTCAATCCACCATCAATATCTCTTAAAAAGTAAAGTAATCTACCACCACCATCTTGACCTTTTTCTTTTACATCACCACCATTATCAAAATCGTTTACATAAAAATATCTGTTAGAATCTTCTGTTGGCTGACCTTCGCTGTTCAAATCACCATTGTTGTAAAATATTAAGTACCTACCATCTTTTACGCCATCATCACCACCCTCTGGTACACGAGTAACAGATTGTATAAATCCATTTTCAAAAATATCTTGATATATAGTTCTACCATTGTCAGGACCGTCAGATTCAATAACGACATCTTCTGTTCCAGGGAAAAAAGAATCAAATGTGTAAAAATCAAAGTTTGATAATTCAACATCAGAATCTGCGTGTCTTTGTTTCCAAATCAAATCATCTTTGAAAAATAAAGCGTTACTACCACCACTACCACCAATCGGTGTAGCTGCTTGAAATCCACTGTTTAATTCACGGGCTGTACTTCTTTTAAATCTTGGTTTACCATTTCCTGGTATTTGAAAAGGATGAGTATTTACTGCATTAGGAAACTCTTCTTCACTTACAGTACCATTAGGTGCTACTGGATATGGTGATGTAAATTCTGGATTTGAGTTCCAATGAGTACCGCTCCAAACCCATTCTTGTTCGGGACTTACTGAACCAACTTTGCTATACTCAGGTCCCACTAAATTTGGACTCCAAGTAAATATAGGATTACCACCACCACCTTCGCTGTTTGGATCTGCCATTGAAGTAGAATTAGTTATTATCCAAGCACCTTCTCCACCCCAAAATGATGTTGTGTCTCCTACACCTAAATCTATTTCAGGAAGACCCTCCAAAACACTTGAAACTAAAATAGAATATTTTGCAGGAGGTTGGTTTTCAATGTTTTGTGCATTAGCACTTGTGTTTGCTACAAACCCCAATGGTGGATCTGTAGGTAAAGGTTCTGATGGTGGTGGTGCTAATGGATCGTAGTAACCGAGTGGAGGATTAGCCGGCACTTCTTCTGTTACTGGAGATGTAGGATATAAAAGTCTAACTGCTACTCCACGACCAGAAAGAGAACCTTTTAAATCAAATGCAACATTTACTATATCTCCTCTACTAACACCATTACTAGTCAATGGTAACATAGTTTGTTCAACACTCTGAAGTCTACTCACCTCATCCGATGGCCATTCGTCTAATACTGTATATGATTCGTTTGTATCAGGAAATTTTAAACAAACACCTCCTGTTACTCCCTCACCTCTAACAAAATGTCCGTGATAACCTATATGTTCAGTTCCTTCAAACTCTTCTCCAAATGTTCTGTAACCAACACTCCAATCGTTAGGTGATATTGCTCTACTATGTAAAGCTGCATCCCAACCATAATTGTCTCCGAATGTTATTTCATTACCATATGAATCCATTTGTGTTAATTCAAAATCAGAGTTTTGTATAACATTTGTTTCTGTTCTATTTGGAACTTCTATTTCGTTTACTTTAAATACTCCAGGTATAGAAACAGTTCCATCTTTCATTTTTTGTGTAAAAAGAAAACCATTTTCATTAGGAGAAACTTTTAGTATATTTGATTCAAAAGTTGCTGCCCCAACACCTGTCAATGCTTGAAAATTTATACTTTCTTCTATCTCATCTAACCTTACAGCTGTTTGTACATTTACAAAATCCTCTGTATATTTTCCTTTTATGTTTTTGGCTTTTAGCCTTACTTCTGTTCTATCTCCTGATATTACATCTATTTGATATTTTAAATCTTCCACACTCAATTGTTCTACTACATTTGAATCTAACCTAAACTCCTCTTCTGTTCCTGCGTAAACTTTACCATCTGTGTGTATGTAGAAATTAGATGTGTGTAATTCTCCTTCAAATGGAGATTTATTTCTAACCAAAACAGCGCTTTCATCACCTGCTAACTTTCTAAAAAATCTATAGTTAACAGTATATATACCATTTAGAAAACCTAAATCTCTTAAATGATTTCCTATGTAAAAATTTAAGTTTGAATTGTCTTGATTAATACTGAATTTATCAGTAGATAAGTTTGAAAACTCTACTAAGTTTTCTGACTCATCATATATTTCTAAGTAAGCAAAATCATCAGAGCCTTGATTTCCCCAATAACCATTTTCATATGGTTTATCTCCAACCTTTTTAGTTTGGTAGGCGTTTAGTAAAAGTTTGTCTCTTTCGTTTAGTTTACTAGCCATTACAGTTCCTCAAAATCTCTATCTAATACATCATTCAAAGTGTTTTCATCGTCTTTTAACTTATTCACAACTAAAGAGTGAATTGACAAAGTAGAAGGATCTTCTGGCAAATCATTTGTGTATGGGTCTTCAAATAAAAGAACAGTTCCTTCTTGATTTCTAATCAACACATCTGGATTATCAACTGAGCCAGAAAAATTTGCTTGCATTTCAAGCAGAGCTTTATTCTGTAAATATTTTTGCTCGTCTTCATCAATTAGTTTCTGATACCAACTGAGATTTTTTAATTCATCAGGTGTGTAAGGCATTTTATCTCACCACTTTAAAAATAAAATCTTCATCAAAGTATTGTATGGTTTCATCGTTAGTTCCACTTCCACTAACTACTTTAATTTCAAATTTGTAATATCTCTCTGCTTGCAATCCATTCATCCAAAAATTAAAATAGTTTCCTGTAGAATCACAACTTATTAGTGAACCACTGCCAAATGGAACTATAACATCATCTGTCTGACCATCTATAATAGAATAGTAAGCCCCATCATTACCTATCTGCTCTTTACTTCCGCTTGGTAGATATTTTACAGTTAAGTATTCTGATGCTGTATTTGAGTAAGATTTTGTAGGATATCTATTTCTACCCACTACTCTAAACTTTACTTTAGATTTTTCTTTGTATTCAGGTCTTAATCCTCTCATATAAATTTGTAAATCATCATAGTCTGAAGAATCTAATGGTTCTAAAGAACCTGTACTCCATTTAGCGTCAACCCATTGAATCTCTAATTTTGGTGAAAATATAGTATTTGTTTCTCTAGAGAAAAAAGAAAAAGTACCAAGTCTTGTAGTATCCCCCTCAGGAGTATCTGTGGTTAGATTTCCAAAACTACCACTTCTCTTTACAATAAATCCATTATTTGGATAAGTTCCATCTAACCATTTATTTACTACTGGAGTAACATCCATTCTCATATCACTTGTCATATGAAAGAAAGATTGTGAACCATAAACATCCTCAAACCAAGCACCACCAGAAGCTGATACAGCAGATTCACCTGCTGCTAGCCAATAAGTTTTGTCGGTTATTCCATCTCTATATCTCCAAGTAGCTCCTTCTTCTGTTATTGGATTATCGGCTTTAAATCCTTCACCAGGAACCCAACTACCACTAATCGGATAAGCCCATAACGATTGGCTGTATGAGAGATTGTGTGGATTAGCATCATACATATTTAAAAAGTATTTAGCATCTGTTGCTATCTGTCCTCTTACTATAGATCTTGATAACTCTGCTAAATCGAATTTGATTAATGCTCTAGAAACCTGTACATTTCCTCCTGACTGATCCATAGTCTTTTCTATTTCTAATATTTCATCAAGTCCCGTATTTCTACTTTGTGAGGCTTGGTATAGTGTTGTATCAAACTCTGGAAAAATAAAGTAATGCATTAGTATGCTCCTCCTGTAGAATCACCAATAACTCTTCCTTCTATGTCTATGTTTGGAAATTTCAATTCAAATATACTTGGGTCTAATGATGGATATACTACACCATTTTTAGTTGCTCCTTTTACATCATAAACATTTCCAGAATAGTTATCTGATTCTAAAAATTTGTTTGTTATTATTATCGGATTTTTATCATCATTATCTTCTTCGGGAGTAACAACAGCCGAAACACCATCAACTAAAGATATCTGATAGGCTAAGTCGGCTAATACGATTGGTTGTCCTATTTGCCAATTATCAATATCAAAAAAGTCTTTTACAGTTTGTATCGCCCTCAAAACAACTTCGTCTTTATTATATCCTGTTTTTGTTAATAAATTAAACTTAACTCCTATGTTTATCACATAAGCGTCTTTTATATTTACAGCATCCGTAACCATTCTAAATTGAGTTAGGTAAGTTTGAATATTTTCTTTTACGGCTTGATTTAAATTTACTAATTTTTTGTTTGCATTGAATCCCAATGTGTATAAGTTAAGAGCCAATGGATTTATAATTCTATTATCTGAATTTGCTCCTGTTTTGTTATCTAATTGTGTATCTTGCACAATGTAGGCTTTAGCTACATTTCCATACTTTGCTGGTAAAGCATATATTCTAGTTATGTAATCTTCTTTTGTTACTGCTCTAGATTGAGCTTGAAAGTATGCCAATGTGTTATTCTTAACTTCTATAATACTCTCAGCACCTTTTCCTCCTGTAGCAGGCATTGAATTGTTTATAGCTAATGAGTTTCTTGTGCTTGTTATTAGTGACTGAGTTAAGCCAGATGAGTTCAATGTTATTTCGGATGAAAGTACAGACCTCAAAGAGTTTGATGGTATATTATGATTTACTCCACCACCATATCTGTAGACAATTGTTAATTGTGTATTAGCTGGTGCTTGTCCATATGCTTTAGTTGATAAAAAATTAGACGGATCGAAAGCTGTATTTAAGTAAGTTGGTGAACCTGGTAAAGAAGAACCAACCTCATCTGGATTAGGAACTATCTCTTCATCAGGATTATCTGATGTACCAGCACCAAATCTCATTTCTGTTCTACCATCTTCTCTAATAAATGTCGTAAATCTTCTAGAAGTTTTTAGTAGTTTTAAAAGGTAAGGAGCTTGGTCAGCGTAAGTGTAAAGTTGATCGTCATTTTCTTCTTTATTTTCCATATCAGTAAACACTGTATCTTGCGCTAAAAAAGGAACTTCGTACCAACTATTACCATCACTGTCTGTACAACTTATTATCTCCGATATATCTGAATTACCTAAAACAATTCTATCATACTTTTTAGCATTGTTGAATGTAAAAAACTCTGTAGCTATGTTTCCACTTCTAGCTCTAATTGATTTTTTCAATAAGTAAGTTACAGGAACATTATCTGAACTTTCGTATATTTTTATTTCTAAAGGATCGTATGAACTAGAAAACTTAAAGTTACAATCTTCTGTAGTAACAAACTTTACACCATTAGCTGAGTTTAATTCCATTCCCTCTTTTATTACCATAGAGTATCTTAAATCTGGTTCCGTACTATAACCACCACCAGTTCCACTTGATTTTGCAGGAACTGTTTGAAACACATCTACATCTACAGCAGATGGAGTTGATAACTTTGGTTTGTAACCTAAAGATTGAGCCATATTATATACAGTTCTCTTTTCTTCTGCAAATGCTAGTAGGCTTTCTTTGAACTGATTATCAACATAGTAAGATAAAACATCTCCTACATATGAAGCCATTTCTATAAACATCATACCCGGAGATGAATCATTAAAGTCGTTATATTCTTTTGGAAAATACGCTTTAGTAAATTCTATTAGATTGTCTTTAAAAGATGTGAAATCTTTGTTTAAATATCTAACTTCTTTTACAGACTTTTTTGGTTTTGAGTATGGCATTTTTATTCTCCGTTATCCACCTAAATTATTAAAAGGAGAGGCTTCGTAATTTGAAAAGTTAAGTGAAAGACTTTCTTCTGAAGTTTCATCTACATTCAAACTAAATTTAATATTTACATTTAACAAATTTGGATTTCTGTTTGAAAAACTCACATCTAAAGAAGTTATATTTACAAAAGGTAGAAACTCACTAATAGCTGAATTTATTTCTTCTTCTACTGCAGATTCTACATCTCCTTCTTTTTCAAAAAGAATAGATCTTAGGTTTGTACCAAAATTTGGATTTCCAAGTCTTTCCTGCTTTGATGTTAGTAGTAAATGTTTTATATTAGATTTAGTCTGTTCTAAAGCAGTTTTAGTTCTATTGAAAAATCCATCTCTACTATTGTGCGATAGAGGTAAAGACAAACCAATATAAGTATCTGGATCTAAATCATTTTGAATTGAACTCATTACTTGTTATCTCTCTTTTTTAAAGCTTTCATTACACCACTATAATCTTTTGTTAAATTGTTCATCACATCTTGTACTGCTGGATTTGATGTATCAGCACCAACTGATTGTGCTGTTTGTACAGCTGACATTTTTCTTCTGTCTTCTGCGTTACCTAACATATTTCCATATCCTAACGCTTCTGACATTCGTGAAGTATCAAATGTTTTGCCACTCATAGTTGGATACTCTTCATATTCATCACCATTAGCAGTCTCATTTAGAATATCATTTAAAAGAGGATTACTAGTGTATGTTACTTTTTTCTTTGGTTTTGGTTTTCTTTCAGGTAAAACTTCCATAACTTCGTTTTCTCTAATAGAAGATTTAGTCATAGATTTAATACCTTCACTAATAAATATCTTATTTACTTCTTTTTTAACTTCTTGTCTAACTATTTCTTTAATTAAACCAATAAGTTTTGTTGATTTAGCCATAATAACTCCTATCTTTTATATAAATATCTAAGTTAACATCTTTCTGTTTCTTTCTCTAAGTCTTTTCTTAGTCTCAGCTCTTTCTTTTTCTTTAGCTAGTTTTGCTTTAGTAGACTTTATGAAAGAATCTAAATTCTCTATTATTTTAGGTAAAACATTTACCTCATCACCGATATCTTTTATTTCTATTTTTAATCTATCTATAATAAATTTTTGAGCGTATGCTATAGCAGCTGCAGCTGGGTTTAGAGCAGAGCTAATAGAAGAAGCCTTTTCTGTTGCTTCAGCAGCTTTCCTACCTGCGTCTAAACTCAATTTTACATTCTTTATATTCTCTATAGCATCACTTATTTTGTCTTTTAGACTTTCAACCTTATCTAACTTTTCTTCAACCTCATTAACAACTTTAGTTGCTTCTTCACTGCCATTTCTATATAAAGATATAGCAGAGTCTACTCTACTTTCTAATTTTTCTTTTTGTTCATCTATAGAATCATCTACAAATTTTCTAACTTTATCTGATACTACGCTCATACCGATATTCCTTGCGTTTCTAAAATTACCTCATCTGTTTCAGAATCCTCTACATTTTCAGTTGTAGAGTCTTCTGGATCATCTGCTATTTTTACAGCTTTACTAGAACACTTTTCTAAAAGTCCTCCCTCTCCTTTTAATTTACCTAAACCTTCTATTAGTTTTTTAGCAGCTCCACCAATCTGTTTAGCATCACTAGCGGTTGTCAATTGGTTTGCAAAAGCTAAGATTTCATCTGCCATTTTCTCAATTAAATCTTCAAACTGGTCAAACTTTACAACACTGTTAGTAGCATCTGGATCTCCTAAATTTATAACACCACCCTCTTCTGAATCTCCAATGTTTATTTCATAGTTAGAATTTAAATTTATATTACGAGCTGCAAAAATATGAATATCACTGTTGTTTCTTTTACCATCTCCTTTAGCGTTAAAAACAATTTTATCAGAATTTATTGAAATCATATCTCCATCCATTTCACCACCTACTTGTGGTGGCCATCTCTTTGAGATAGCTGATGGTTCTAATACTTCTAATGGTTTAAGTTTAGCTGATGTTATAAATATAGAACTTCCATCATTATTAATACCTTGTGGGTGTATGAAATCTTCATCTAATTCTTGAGTATCATATACTGCTTGTCGATTTGTTATCTTTATGGTAGGGTATGTATATGTCGAATCACTACCAAAGACTATGTTACTTCCAAACCTACCATTTATATATGTATCACCTTGCTCTACATAAGCAGGTCTATTGTATTTAAGTCTGTTGTACTTTACTAATCCTTCTCCATACTTTCCTGGCATCCTATTCATACTTGCTTTACCATACATATTTAATGGTAAATTATAGTATACTTTTCCATTGTGAATTGAAACATTCACTACTTCACCTTTTAATGGAAGAGAGTTAATATGAGTGCTTAATGGTCTTATCAAACCATTTATCTCATCGCCTTCGCTTTGACTTACTAAAAATCTAGCTCTAATACATCCATAGAAATTGTAATCTGGAATACCTTCAGACTTTTTAGGAAATTCAGGTTGGTTATCTGGATCTAACAAAGTTTCTATAACAACCGCAGGCTCTATCTCATAAAATTCATTACTTTCATCTACAACATCTTTTATTATATCGTAAACATCGTTGTATGAAGCAAATCCTGTTTTTTCCGTGTCTCTTTCTATTACAGTAGTTGAATTTACATAACTCATTAATTTTCAACTCTTTTCATATCTTCTGTTATATCATCTGAGTGACTTTGTAAATCTGTAGCAGCATCTTCTATAGCATTCATCAATTGCTCTTTTTCTGCGTCTGATAAACCAAATTCTTCTTCAGAACCGCCTTTACTCTCTGCAGCGATAATTCTTTGTACGATAGCAGCTACCTTTACTAATTGGTCGTCATTTTTTACATTAATTTCCAAATACTCTTTTAGCATAGGAATTATCTGAACTGCTGTATCGCCGTCTTTTATAAAACCAACTACTTCTTTCATAAGAACTTCTAATTGTTCTTTGTTTCGAGTAGAGTTATCGTATATATCTTTGAATAAGCCAGATAACGACTTACCCTCAAATATTTCATAATCGTTAGCCATATTTTACTCCGTATATATTTTATTTATTGTGATTATATATAAATATCAAAACTAAAAAATTTTACAATATATGTTATATTTATATATGGGTGTAAAACCCTTTTTTATTAACTAACAGGAGAATAAACGTGAAAGAGATAATAACAATGGTAAAAGGATATATAGATGATTTAGTTCATTTATTAACTTCTTTTGTTGCTATAGGCGCTGTTTCTGAAGTAATCTTTGGAACTGGTGTCTTTGGTGTCAATGTTATTGGAAACTTAACATCAATCATAAATACATTCGGCGAATCAGGCTTCGCTGGACTCGTCGCTTTGTTGGTGTTGGTGGGTTTATTTCGTAAGTAGTTCTAAATAAAAAAGGGGAGTTTTACTCCCCTTTTTTTTATCAATTAACAAGCGATCCTGTATGACTTATATCAACCATACCATCCCTATCAAACTCATATTGTAATCTTTTATTATATTTTTTCATAACATTGATTATACGAGTTATATGTTGTGTGTTGGAACCTGTCATTTCTCTGATAAGAATGTAGAGAGCTTTTTTATTGAAGTTTTCTATATTTTCTTTTATACGAAATATATGTAATACTGAGTCAGCAACTCTGATATCTTTGTCTCTACGAAATACATTGGTTAAATTAGCATCCCAAAATCTTTGTAGCTCATCTATAAATAAAGTAGCTTTTTTGGTATTTTCAATATCCATATTTTCACCAAGTATATTTCTTTTGTAATCCAAAACATCCATTTCAGAATGTATCTTACCCATCTTATAGTTTTTATTGTTATGTAAGATAAGGTAGTTTTTAGCTACGATACTAAAGTAGGAGAACGCTTTACCTTTACCTTCTTTAAACTTGTGCATATTCATAACCATAAAAGAAACAACTTCGTGCTTTACTTCTTCTGAAGAAACATCAAAGTAATAAAATTTAAATGTGTGAAT